CTGATAGTTGAGCTCTTGCCAATAGCACGGCTTCTGGTCGTTGTAGATGATCTCACTGGCCGTGAAGTTATAGTCCTGGATAGCCGTCTGCGTTGTGCGCAGATAACTGAGGATGGTGTCGCGCACAGCCTGCGTCAGCTCATGCAGCTCGTTGATGTTACGGCCTACCACCTGCACGGCAATCTGCACAGTATCGTATTCGCTCTCATAGCGGTCGTCCTTCGTGCCCTGGTCGTTCTGCAGGCCGTCGAAGACCACGATAAGGTAAGGCGCCGGCACGTTGTCAGCATCCTCGTCGGGCAGAGGGATGGCCGTGCCATAAAGACGGGCAGGCTGTCCTGGGTCCTCCTCTGACGTAGGTGCGATATATCCGATGCGCTCCATCAGTTCCTGGTTCGACTGCAGGGCCGAAATGAATATGCTATCTGTTGCGAGACTCATGTATCAGTGTGACTTGATGTTGTGTTACTTTTGTGAATTATCTCTACCTCCAGGGGAGACGTGGACGGTACTGGCTATTGCCGTTTGCATTGCCGACCGCCCACGTCAGGAACTACCCCAGAAGTTGAGCGTTGAGAGATGTTATGACTTTGCGTAGAGCACGAATGCGTCGGCACCGTCCTTCAGCACAGTCATTGAGAAGTCTGCATTGATGGTTACGATAACCTCGTCTGTGTCGGCTGCAACAGCACTTCCGCCATCAATCGAGAGGCGAATGTTTCCGTGCTGCATGGTTGGCATGTAGGCGAAGTTACCAAGACCGATGTTATGGCCTGAGAGAGCGCCATTCTGAGTGCTGCGGTTGATGGCGTTGTCCACGAATACAGGAATACCCAGCAGCTTGCCATCGTTGCCGATAAGCATGATGCCTGAGCCCTGATCCATAGGAGTAACCTTCATTGCCCAGTAGTCCTCAGCGCCCATCACGAACAGACAGTTGTTGAGCTTCAGGTTGCGCTTGGCAATCTTGGCGATCATCTCTGCAGCAGTCTCCTTAGAGAATGTGCTGTAGGTGCCGGCCTGCTTGCCAGGTACATAATCCTCCTGTCCGTAGGTGCCGCTCTCGGTGTCCTGTGCGAAACCACCGTACAGAGTCTCTGTTGCCTTAGTGGTAGATGCAGCAGCCCAGTTGATCTTGTCGCGGATAGCGTCGGACACATGTTTCACGATGTAACCCTGCAGGTCGAAGTTGCTGTTCTCCAGCATCTGGTTGCTGAAACGTACACGCAGAGTCAGGCGGTTCTGCACGGGGCTCTGCTTATCGAGAGAGATGGTGCGCTCAGTAGTGTGTGCCAACTCGTTGGCGAACACTGCCTCCACGCCACCGGCGAATGCCCACTGAATCTTGTTGCCTACGACGCCAGTGGTCATAGGAACACCAGCAGCTGCCAGGATGTCGGCATCCTTTCGCTCGGTGTCGATCAGTTCCTTTACCTCGATGCCCTGTACGTAGCCCTCTGTGCCCTGATAGCCACCACTCTGAGGACCGTATGACATCGACTCACGATTCATAGGGATAGAGAACACGCTGCCCTTCTTAGCGTCACGCAGGAACTCGCGGAGCTCTGCGTTCTTGCTCTTTGGCTGTGCAGGAGCCTGCAAACGGGCAATCTCGAGCTCACGAATCTCGCAGTCCAGCTCGTCCTTGATGTTCTCTACTTCGCGCTTCAGCTTGAGCATCTCAGCCTTCTGCTCGTCATTCAGTTCACGTACCTGTGCCAATTCGCCCAGGCGGTCGCGCTTCTCACGGAGTTGCGCTTTCAATTCGTTAATCTTTTTCATTCTGTAATTCGAATTAAAGGGTGAATACTATGTTGTTTAATTAATGCTTTTGTCGATGTCGAGAAGCATGCTGTCAATCTCGCGGTGCAGTTCTTCCTGCTCGCGCTGCTTCTTGGCTGCTGCCTCGCGCTGCTGCTGTTCCTGGGCCTCGCGCTTACCTTCAGGCGACTGCTTGTGCAGTTCGCGCACGCTGCAAGTGGTTTGCAGGTATGCAGGGTCCATTGCCAGGGTGAATGCACCGATAGACTCCAGTTCCTTGTGCGTCACCTTGATGTCACGCTTGCCGTTGACCTCGCGCTCCTCGATGTCGTACTCCTTCGGGTAGAACTCAAACGAGCATCCGGTGAACACGCCAGCCTTGGTGAGTTCGCGGGCACGGATACCAAGGTCACAGTCTGGCACCTGCACCTCGAAGTACACGCCCTTGTCGTCGCGCGTGATAGTCATATTACCTTCAGAACCATTGATGCAGCGTCCGAAGGTCATATCGCGCTGATGCAGCATATTGAGCTTAATGTCCTGCTTGTTCAGGAACTCCATCGTCACAGCCTCCGGAAGAATCACTTCACGGAATGACTCGCCCCACTCGTCGAGCACCTGGCTCTCAGCATTAAACACGATGGCCGTGCCGCTGATGACGCCAAGACTGCCTTTCTTGGCTTCGTCGGGCGAAGCCTCTCTGAAGGCCATTCGGCACTCCAATGTTCTGATTTCAATCTTCTTTCCATTCATATCGCTTGTAATTTGTATCTACATTACTTCGATTTACGTGTCCTGGGTTTACTCTCCTTTTTCTCAGGTTCCGCGGGGATTACTTCGAAGCTGGAGGGGTTGGGCACTGTGATTTCCTGATAGGTCTGTCCGGTCTCTTTTGAGCGGAGCAGGTAGCCCATGTCGGCTGTGAGTTTGGTATAACCCCAGCGGGCGCTCTGTTTTGTTACGTGTTCCATCATCTTGATTGAATTGGGTAGTTGACTATACAAACGGTCTTTTTCATTCTTCTGTGGGTTGGGGTTCAGTTGCGGGGCGTCCGCCTTGTGGGTTGGGGTTCTTCTCGATGAGAGCCTTCAGCGTCAGCAGATTGGCACTGGCCATTGGCTCGTCGCCATTCTCTACGGTTGGCATGTCGTACTGTTTGCGCAGTTCGTTCACGGTAGCCGTGCCTGCCTCCAGGCGCAGCTTGTCGATGTCGGCCTGTCCCTTTGGATCGAGACGACGCAGTGCCTGCTCGCACACATGGATGCGACGTTTGCCGAAGTCTTCCATGCCCAGTAGTTTGGTGTTGTACTCATCCTCATGCTCGCGGATGCGGGGCTGGATGGTACGCAGAAGGAACTCCTGGGTGGCATGCTCAGGCATCTTATACGAGCCGCCCTCGCCTATCATCGCCATAATCTTCGGCACACCCATCAGTCGGCAGATAGCCTCGTCTGAATATCCGCGCTGTTCGAGCAACTGAAGCTGCTGTGCTGTCTGAGAGATAACCTGCACCTTGTCGAGATTCTGGAGTGCCAGCACGTCGTTCGACATCAGGCGTTCCTGTATCTCGTCAGCGTAGCGGTTCACCTCCTTCTTATTGTACATACCACTTGCCAGCGTGCTCTGCTGTGATGCAGGACGGTCCTCGCTCAGAATGAGCTTCATCTTTCCACCCTTGGCCATATCCTGCAAGGCTTGCTCGTCGCCTGTAGCTGCGATGGAGAGCGTCTTCATTGCGTAGGTGATAGTGGGAATGCCAACGTAGAAGTCGTCACTCAGGAACACGTTCTTGAAGTGCAGGATGTGGTCAGCCGGCACGTTCTGGCGAAGGATGGTACCGCGGTCTGAGCTGTACTGCACGCTGGTGTAGATGTTACGCATATAGTCGTAGGCCACCTCCGTACAGAGCCACAGCGCCACGGGGAAGTCGCCACCGGCATAGTCGATATATACATAGGCGTTGCCGTAGTAGATTTTACGGAACTCTATCTGCTCCTGAAGCTGACTGGCCGTCATGATGGGATTGGGGCGCTTCTGGAGCAAGAAGTTAAACTCGCCATTCTTGCCGTAGGTATTCTCCACGAAGTTGCCGCCGTCACGGTTCTTCGACTGATACTGCACCACCATCTGACCCATTGTCTGCATCAGCAGGCTCACGCATCGGTTCCACGTTGGAATCAGCAGGGAACCACGACCAATAGGGCGAATCACGTTCGACTGCCAGTTGCCGCCAGTCTTACCCTGCTCCTCGCCCTTCTGAGGTTGTGTCGCCTCACGTTTGGACCAATTCTTAAACCAATTATTCATATCTTCGTTTCGTTTTATTTTCTTGCATTAATGCGTCAGGGGTTTACCTCTTCCTCCTGTGTCTCTTCCGATGGTGTCGGTGTGGGTGCCGCCTGTTCCTTCTCGTTCACCAGCTGCATCAGAAACTGGAGGGTGTTCTGGCGGTAGTTGCCGTTGAAGGTCTCAGGCATGATCTGATAGATTTT